TTACTTTATTATTATCTTTTGCCCTGGATAAATTAAATTAGGATTATCTATATTATTAATCTCTGCTAATCTTTGATAAGTTGTATTATATTTACTAGCAATACTAGATAATGTATCACCTTTTTGAACAATATAAACAACATTATCAATTAATCTAATAGCATCAGCATCCATCCATCCTAAATCACCTTCTGTATTGTATGGATGTTGTGTATTTTCTGCTATTCTTGTAATAATTGTTTCTTTGTCTCTAACACGACCTGTTGGTTCATTTGCATTAGCATTTATATATAAATATCCATTAACAATAACCTTATCACCAATATTAAATTTAGTAGTTTGTTCTTCATGATAAATCATTACTTTATCTTTATCACTATCACATACTTCTTGATTTGGGTATAAATAAGTATGCTCTAATGGATTAACTCTTATACCATTTTTATAGCAATTATAGTGTAAATGCGTTCCAGCAGAAGCCCAACCTGTGTTACCCATTACAGCAACCTCTTGTCCTTGACTAACTGTTTGACCTTCGTTTACTAATACCTTTGACAAATGCTTAAAATCTGAGCTATAACCATTATTATATTTGATAGTTAGAGTTAAACCTCCACCAAATTGTTCATCTTGCCATATTTTATTTACTACACCATCAGCGCAGGCATAAATTGGCTCATCTTGTTTTTCATGCCAACCTAAATCAATGGCTTGATGTCTGCTTGAATAACCATTTGTTATTCCTATAAAATTGACTGGAAATCTTAATTTTTGCATATCTATTCACTCTCCTTTATTTTACTTGCAAGTTTTTCAGCCTGTGTTCCAAAATAAAATGCAATTATTACTACATAAATATTTTGAAATTCAGGTGTCATTTTACCTAAAATAGTTAATGCAATATATGCTATTGTCATTGTTACTGTTACAAATGATTTAATATCATTCCATGCTTTTTTCATATTTTACCTTCTTTCTTATTTTAAACCTAGTTTAATTGCTAAAAATGTAATTATGGCTCCTAATATACCACCTACGATATATCCCCATATTTGGTCCATTTTTTTACTTGGTTTGTCCTTTATATCCTTTAAATCTTTTTTTATTTCGCCAACATCATTTTCAACATTGGTTACTTTATCATCTACTTTAGTAAGTGCTACATAAACATTTGATAATTCTTTTAACTGACTATCATGTTCATCTAGTCTTTTTGTATTAGATTTAGAGCGTTGTTCTATTTCAATTATTTTTTCTATATATTTATCTTCCATTTCTTCACCACCTATTTTTTAATATAAAGGTATTATATTAATATTTCCACCTATACTTGTACTAGAGCTTGTATTCGTTAATTTAATATGTGCATAAAATTCACTATTTTCAAATTCGATATAAAGCCAATCATGATTATCATATATATATTTAGATATTATGATATAACCCATGCCATATTGATTTATTCTATATAAATGAATTAATACACTCGTTTCAAAAAAATTACCAGAACCTGTAATGGACAGCAATAATGGTTCATCCTTTGCAGCACCTATTTCTATATCTGTAGATGAATTAGGATTCAAATTAAATTTTATCTTGTTTTTATTCAATATATCACTTAATCTTTTTCTATCATGTATTACACTACTACTATCTATATAAGTTTCATTTTTTAATTTTATTGATTTTGCCATTTATTTGCTTAAATGATAATTATTTACTTGTTTTATATATTAAAATACCACTATATTGTTTAGAAGCACTATCTCCATATACAACATCACTTGCATAATGAGAATGAATAATTCCATCAGTAGCTATTGATAATCTTAGCGTACTACCACTTGCACTATTACCACCATGCAAATAAAATATAATTACTTCATTTGGTTTAGGTAATCCAGTTACCAATGATTGAAAATTTGGTATTAATTGCTTAAATGCTATAGTATGAAAATTTAATATAACTAATTTACCTATTTTTACACATGTATATTGCAAATCACTTAAATATACATAATTTGTATCAAAAGTTATAGGTATCTCTTGAATATTTAATATATCACTTAGTAGTTGTTTATTGTAAACAATGCTACTACTATCCAAATAATTATCATTACATAATTTAATACTTTTACTCATTTATATTTATGTTAAAGATTGATATTTATACTGACCTCCAATTTGTCCAATTTGCATTATTTGTTGTAGTTCTAATAAATATTTGATTATCCCATGTCGGAATTGCAATTTGAGTTGTCATAGTAAACTCTTCACCAAAAAAATTATAACGATTAGAAAAGCAAAGCAATTGCCCATATTCCTTTTCCAACGGTTTTGTACCAATACTATTGGGGTTGTATGTAAAAAAACCAGTTATAAAATGATTATCTAAATCTGCAATCAATTTTCCTCGTAAAATGTCTCCGAGGAGCATTCCATCATGAATAATACTCCTATCATCCCAATAAATATCATTCTTTAGTTTAATTGATTTAGCCAATTAAACCACCTCTAACATTTAACCTCCAATCTTTGAAGGTTATCGGAAGAGTATGTATTAAACAGCATACCCTCCCTTCTGAATATAGTTTGAACATATGTATGTATGTATGTATGTATGTATGTATGTATGTATGTATGTATGTATGTATGTAAAAGCATACCAAATCTACATGCCTTGTCAAGTATTTTTTTCAATTCTATCACTCTCTTTCTTACCATGTGTCAATTACTTCATAATCTAAAAGAATATTGCCACTTTTTAAATAAACGTCGGTATTATGAGTAAATTTATCTTTATTCCACCAATGATTTGGCTGTCCAACTTTCAAAATAAATTTTGAATTAGCACTCATTAAAGCATCAGTCGCTATGAATTCAAAATCATATTGTGTTTTATAATCAAAGTCGGCATTAATTTCATAGTTTTCTAAATGGTAACAATTATAATTTGTTTCTAAACCTTGCACGACAGGTAATGTCGTATAGGGACTCCAAGTTGGATCACTTGTTTTTTTATACCTAAACATAACGGATAATGTGTTCCATGAGCCTTTTTCGGACGTTGGACCAACATAACAATTACCAAATAAATTAATTTTTGCTTTAGTGCCTGTCGCAGTTACACGAACAACCTCAGGATTTGCAGTTACTTTGATGTAAGGCTCCATTGATAATTGTTTTGAAAAAGTTGTCGTTATTCCTCGTGAATCAGTGACAGTTGCTGTGAATATATTTCCTTCAACATTATTAAAAACAGTCATTGCATTATTGACTGTATAATTTGTAATATCAACTGATTTTCCATCAGAACAACTCAATTTACATTTAGATATTGAAGCATTTGCATTTGCAAACACATCAACACTAAATTTTACATTTGAAAAATATGCTATTAATTTATTTGAACTTCCAGTCAAAGCAATAGTTTTATCATTAATATCCTCACACTTGCTCAATAAAATTGTCGGCTTACATAATTCTTCATTTATCATAGCCTTAAATGTTGTCTCTTTAGTACCAATCAATGTATCATTTAAATATGTATCACAATATATTTTGATATTAATTGACTTTGATGTTGGAATTTGTTGATAAAATTTTGATGGAATAATCCAACCGTAAGTTTGATTAGATGTTCTTGATATAATTGTTTCAGACAAATTATTACACTCATATCTTAAAGTATGTGTAAATTTATCGCTCTTTCGATTAATAATAATTGTAGTTGTTGATTCAATATATGCATCACTTGCACTTACCTCTGATGCTCTTGCAATAAATGTAAGATCCATTGAATCACTAATTGATGCACTACCTCTACCATTATCATTATCAGTAAATGATGCTGCGTAGACCATTTTTTTACTACCATCATCATCATGCACTACATTTATAGTTCCCTCAGCAACAACTATTTCGCAAGGGGTAGATGTACTAAAATCATATGCAATTCTTTTATCAACAATAATTTGATTATTAATTGATAAATAGACAGGATTATTGGCCATACTTGTGTGATATCCACCACCTGATGATTTAATCAATGACATTTTATAATATATAGGACTAATGTTTGTTTCAACAATTGGTGTTTGTTCATTTAAGATGAGTTTTAATGAATAACGTCCATCTATATTAAAATTTTGTATTTTTTCCATTTTTTCACCTACTCTACCACAAAACAACCTGTTCCGTCTTCATAATCTTCCCACCTGGAATGACTACCTACAGATAAATATTGTCTAGCATGTAAATTTATCGCATTAACTCCTGTAGGATCGGCAACTAAAATATCCGTATCATCACGTTTAACATACATTCCTTTATTAGTAAGTAAATTTTGCATTTCCTCACCATCTTTTGAAATATTTAAGCCATTTTCATCAAATGTATATCCTGTTGATGTTTTAACTTTTGTAACACCATTTTCTAATTGCTCATTGATAATATTTATTTGAGTTTGAGTAGCACTTTGAATTTGTTCTACTCTAGAATTAGCATTATTTGCTACATCAACAGCACTATTAACAACCGATACTAATTGACTATAGCCCTCAATCCTACTTGTTGAAATAGTACCTGAAGTAATAAAATCAGCATTTATTCCACTTGAAGTAATTGCTGTTTTAAATGGTCCTTCAATTCCATTTTCGCTAAGGCCTAACCCTCCAAGCCCTAATCTTAATATGTTTTTTGCCTGCTCTTTTGGAACAGAATCAAGAATAAGTATTTCATTATCATCTATATAAACAATACCTTGCTTGTTTAAATTATTAATGATATCGGTTTGATTATTGATTACTTGTTCTTGTTTTGATAATTTGTCTAAAGTTGAATTTATTGAGCTATTAATGGCATCAAATTTAGCCTTAACATCGCGGTTATAATTTCCAAATGTTAATTTTTTAATCTTCTTTAAAATCACATCATATTCATATTCTTGTACTTCGGTTTTTAAAGTAATAAGTGGATGTTTAACATGAATAACATCTCCAATTTCAACATTGGAAACAATATTTGAAGAAATTTCGTATGATACCTTTGGATATTGATTTTCTAGCAGATAATTAGTAGCATTTTCTCTTAATTCTTCAATTAAGGCTTCCTCAGTTCTATTATCACCTTCTAAATCACTACCAAAATCAATACATTTTGTGTATGGTTTATTGTAGGCTATATCACTAATTAAATATTTTTCTGGAAGTAATGTTCCATCAAAGCCAACAGGGCACAATTTGGTGACAACATTGCTCCAATCTTCGTAAATATTAATCCCTTGCATATTCTTTCCATAAGCTACAATTTCACCATTATCATTGCCAACGTGGTTCATGAAATATACTGTGTAATTATCAAAATCAAATATACCATTCCACCTAGATTCAATAGTTTCCCATGCTTGAAGTAAATTTTTTCGCACAAAATAGGCAGTATTTATAGTTTCAACATCCGAAACAATGTTAAAAGGACTAACATTGTCAGTCCTCTCATTAATATAATTTAAGGCATTATTGCCATTTAAATTAGTTGGTCTACAATCAAGCAGAAAATAGTCTTTTGCTTTATAAAAAACATGTTCAGCAGTGAATTTTATTTTTTTAGTAGAATAAGAAATATTGTTAATATAAAATGCCTGTGGGTTTAATTTTGATTTTGTTTTAATAACACACAAATAATCTTGCTTAATATAATCTATGTATTTTATTGGTATTTCAACTTCAATAGACCATCCATTTAATGATTTTTTCTTTGTTTCAATACATCGCAATGGATTAATTACAATTATACCATTTGTAGAAAAATTAGTTGCATTTGGCTCAAATATTTTTATCATAGCCATCGATCCTTTCGTTTTACTTTTATAACAGGATCTCCACTATTTATCACAATTGAATTTTCTCCTACATTTAAAATTGGAAAATCATATCCTATTTCTAACAAATTATTACGCATAAGCCCATTATAAAATGCATTCATATTTTCACAATCAATTTCTACATATGTTTCATCATTACTAAATGTATATTTAAAACGTACATTAGCAATCGTTAATTCAATTACATCTGATGTACCTTTTTCAAGTCTAATAACAGGTTTAGAATATACATTACCACTATTAATAATCATATCAGTTACCACAACAAATTCATCATCTTTTTTATACCAAAAAGGATCACGACTGAACATTAAATCAGCAACTTTTATTGATGATGTTCTAATTGGCTCTACTGCTTGATAAAAGTAAGCAGTTGTAATTCTATTTTGATATTCAAAAACACCTGAGCCATTTAACCAAGATAATATATCATCAAGTTTATTTGAATCTAACATTTGTACTTTAATAGGTCGTTCAATATTAGAATATCCTAAAAAATCAATAATGTCTCCATCCCTCCCATCAATTGAAGTGGTTTCAATTCTTTGTTGGGCTTTTGCTAAAAAGTGTTGTTCTTCTTCAACAACAACTTTCATATCATCACTTGATATTCCTTTAAATTTAAACATTACATCACCTCACGTATTCTATCATCAATAAATCTAATAAATCCATCTTCATCTAATGCAATTTTGCAATTATTTAAGGCTTTTAAAACACATAAATACAATTGATTATAGTCAATTGATAATCCTATATTATTTGAAGAAGTATTATAATAATTACTTGCTGAAGGTATACTATTTACTGAATTTAATCCTTCAAGAACATTCTCAGCAACATTATCAACTTGTGCATATAAATTATTTTCTTCAGCTTCAATACCTTTTTCAGATCCCAACATTAAATTTTTAAAGATTTTTTTGGTTTCACGAGATGGAGAGTGTATGTCAAATACACGATTAAATTTATTTAAAATATTTGATGCTATATTTCCTGCTTTACGTTCTAACAAAGGTGAATAATTATCCATTTCAGATGACATTGGGCTTAAAAAATTGTTCATCATTTTTTGAACGCCGCTATTATCATTAAAAGGATCTATTATTTTTAATTTTGTTTCTTCAGATTTTTTATTCAATACAGAGCCCATTTGATCAAGTGATGTTGAGGATGCTCCTGTCATATCGTTTATAACACGTTTAAGGCCATTTGGCAGTCCACTTACTATTTCTAAATATTTATCTTTATTTGTTTTAGCAAGAGTTACCCAAGCCTCAATAATTTGTGGAGAATTTTCATTTACAGCACTTGTTTGTTCCAACATTGATTGAATAATTATATTTAATTTATCTTTTTCATTACTTATTTGATTTTCTAATGCTTTCTTAGCAGCCTCATCTTCATTATCAATAGCCTCTTGATAAAGTTTTTTATAATAATCTATACTTTCGGTATACTGTGTCAAACTATTTTTAAAAAATTCATCTTGATTTTGTTGATTTTTGTTTAAAGCAATTTGTGTATTGTTAGCCCATTGATTAATATCATCTATATTATTGCTTAATACAATTGATGAGCCTATTTCATAATCAGTAATATTTTTTAGATGCTGTTGATATATTTCTTGTTCTTCACTAATTTTTCCTTTAATTTTGTCAATGTTTTTTTCTAATCCATTTATATCGCCTTTTACTTGAAGTGCAAGAATAGTAGCACCCTGATTAAGCCATTTTTCATATTCTTTTTTCTTGTCAGCTAGTTTCTTCTCAAATCCATCTAGTTTATCCATATGCTCAGATATTTGTTTCCAAACGTTATCCTTCTCTGTTAAAGAATTTTTATATTTTTCCTCTGCCAAATCTAGCAAAGTATTAGCACGTTTTAAAGAAATAGTTTTACTGATTTCCGTTTGCAGATCTTGATAATTTTTAATAACACCATCAGTAAGTTGAATTTCGATACCTAAACCTTTTTGCAACTCATTTACAATAAAATCGGCTCTTGTTTCATAACCTTGTTTTATCTTACCATTTTCTTCAGTTATTTTAGTTAATTCATTATATAAATCTTTTGCATTATCAATTTCAATTAACTTACTAGATGTTTGATTCTCCTGCGCCTCTTTTAATTTATTATAAGAATCAATATTATTCTGTATTTCATCATTTAATCTCTTGGTTGCCTCCGAGCCATCATCAGACTGTGATTTATAAACGGCAATAGCACCACCCAATAATCCTACTGCTTCTATCGCTAACCCTACAGGTGTTGTCATTTTGCCTATAACTTTAGCAAGATTTCCAACAGTTGTATCAGTTGTTGTCATTGTACCACTTGCAACATTTAATGCATCATTAAATTTTGAAAAAGTTCCAACTGTATCGCCTATTCCTGTGATAATTTTTCCTAAAATAGTTAATAAAGGACCTGCAGCGACTACCATCCCACCTATTTTTAAAATTGTTTCAATTTGATTATCATTTAGTTTTGATAAATTATCAGTCCATTTGCTAACTTTATCAAGTATTTTTTCAACAACTGGCATAAGTTTATTACCAATAGTAATTACATTATCTAATAATTTGTTCTTAACAATTTCTAATTTACTTTTTAAAGTATTATACCTTTTACTTGCCTCATTTGATAAAGCATTATTTTCATCCCAAGCCTTATTTCCTAATGCAACTGTATCATTAAATAATTCACTTGAATTTGCAAGTCTAAGCATTGTATCTCTCAAGCGAACTTCGGAAATATCTAAATCATTTAATGTTGTAATTAAATTACCACCATTTTTTTCAACATTGCCTAATCCTTCAATAAATTTAACCATTGCACCTGTTGCATCTTTTTCCCATGCTTGTTTAAACTCTTCTGCAGTTAATCCTGCAACCTTTGCATAATCTTTTAATGCTGAAGAGTTTTCAGCAACAGCAGATTCGATTTTAATTAACATTTTAGAAATTGCTGAGCCACCCATCTCGGCTTCAATACCGACTGATGATAAGGCAGCCGCAAATCCCATAATATCTGCCTCGCTCATACCAACAGTCTTACCAGCACCAGCAATTCTTAATCCCATTTGTACTATTTCGGATTCTGTTGTAGCACAATGGTTACCTAAATCAACAATTGTAGATCCTAGTTTATCAAAATCTTTTTGGCTCATTCCAGTAATATTAGCAAATCTTGCTAATGCATCTGCAGCCTCGGTTGAAGATAAATTGGTAGACTCTCCTAAATCAACCATTGCTTTTGTAAAATCCAAAATATTATCAGTTTGAATACCTAATTGCCCTGCCGCTTCAGCAACAGCACTTATTTCGGTTGTTGATGCTGGTATTTGTTTTGCTAAATCTCTTATTCCTTGCTTTAAATTAGCAAGTTGTTCTTCTGTTGCATCAACGGTTTTTTCTACACCTGCAAAAGCAGATTCAAAATCAATTGCAGTCTTTGCTGAGGCAGTTAATCCCGCAGCAACTGCACCAGATAAAACTGAGGCTTTTTTTCCTACATTTTCAATTTTGTTGCCAACAGTTGTTAATGATTCGACTAATTCTTTATTTTTTTCAACACTAGATGCTAATTTAGAATTAACATCATTTAATTGAGTTCCATATTTTTTTAATTGGATTTCAGCCTGAGCAAGTTCCTTTTCTTTTTTTGCTATAGCCTTTTCGTTCTTTTCTTCAGATGAATTCAATTCTTCTAATTGCATTTTTAATACTTTAACTTTATCTGACTGAATATCATATCTTTCAGTTAAGTATTCTTGTTGTTTAGTTAATTTTTCTGTAACACTAGTAGAATTATTCCATTCTGCTTGATTAATCTTAAATTGATTATAATTTTCACGCAAAGATGCATTTACTTGCTGCAATGTTTTTACAAAATTCGCATTACCTTCTGAATCAAAAACTAATCCTACTCTTTTTAAATCACTATTCATTTAATTATTTTCCTAATGCTTCAAAACATGAGTGGTATTATATTCAGATAAATTACAATTTTCAATTATAAAATCAAGAATTTTATCGACATCATCAGGACTAATTAATTTCATAATTTCTTTAAAAGATAATTGCTTATCAATGCTTGCAGAAATAACTGAATATGCTAAATGATTTGCTACATAAATTAAATTATTTTGATTACTAATATCTTGCTGCATCTGTTTTATGCCACCATTATAATCACTTAAATATTCTAGTACAATTGGATTCCAATCCAAATTAATAATTTGACCATTTTTTAATTCTAATTCCATTTTTTACCTCCATATAATAAAAAAGAGGAGCCTATTTTATTAAGCTCCTGGTGTAATTGCTGATGCTAAATCTTCTTTAGTTAAAATTGGTTTTGTAAAGAATTTTTCTTCTGTTAAACCTTTTGGGAATGAAGCAGATTCACTGTCTACATATGATTTTTTATCATTTAAATCGTTAAAAGCATATGCTCTAAATGTAAGCGTATCATTTTGCTCTGAAAAACTTTCTTCTTTTGTAGCAATTTCATCAGTATTTTCCACTAATTGACATTTTGGGTACCATACATATTTTACACCACCACCTACTTTGTTGACAGGGAATCCAAGTGCAATGTAAGGTCTCTCAGATGTTCTTCCACTTAAGATAAGACCACTTTCATCGACATTTTCACCTCTTAACTTTGCAAGATCATCTGGATGAAATGCTACAACCTCAATTTGTATATCTTCACTTGCAGTTTGTGAAACTGTTGCATAATCAATTCCACTCGCCTTAACAGATGTACTGTCTCCATTTTCAGTTCTATTGATATTTTTAACTACTGGACTATTAACTGTTTCATCCCACTTTGTTGAATCAAAAACGTTGTTTTCTCCTTTATTAAAAGCATAATATAATGAGCCTACGCTCTCTTTTATCATTGGTTTTTTTGTTATCATAATTTACCTTCTTTCTATTTATAAATTTGTTCTAACATTTTTTTATAATATTTTTCTTTATTTTTTTGAAATAACGGATATAAATGCGGTTGAGATTTCATTTTTTTTGTACCATCCTCAACCATTCTTCCATAATATTTACCCCAGCCAACTTCAACATCATCCTTATTTTTTTTATAAGTAAATGAATCAACAAGATGTGTATATCCACTCTTCTTAATTTTTGAATATGGCTTAGGCAATTTTAATAAATCATTTACAAAGTATTTTGCACCAACTTCTAAAATATTTGTAACATTTTGTGATTTAGATATATAATCATTTACTTCATTTATTAAATCATTAAAGCTATTATAAACTAAATCATGATTACCATCTAAATTCATTCAATCTTTTCCAAGACTTCAACTGAAAAGTATGAGTGCCAACATTTATCTTTCTCTACATATTCATGAGATATGTTTGGAAATACTTTATTTTCTGCTAATAACTTTCTAAGCTTTAATAACTTTTTATCGCGTGAAATATTTGATAAAAAAGAAATTTGATATGTTACGTTAGTATTAGTATCATATTCTTGATTACTTGCAGTTAAGGGCTCCCAATAATATTCCCATAAAACTACTCTAGGATAAATATTTTTATTTTTATCTTTTGTTATTCCCTCATCATATGTAATATCAATTGACTTAATTATTTCAACTAATCTCTCTTTAGTCATTATTATTCACCTCAAATTTAGGATTTGGATATTCTTCTAATGTTAAATCTGATTGAAGATAACCATCTTTATTAACAAAATGATAAGCATTAAATACTTTATAAAACTTTTCGTTTATTTTAACGGCATTTAAAGAGCCAATTTTTTTATATTGAGGTATTCTTACCTTAATATAAATATTTTGATTTCTAGAATTTAATTCATATTTTAATTTATCAGAAATTGATATTTCTTCAAAAAATATTTTTTCATTTAAATTGGTTAAATATTCAAGTGGACAATCACTTTGATCATCTTGATTAATTTGAAATAATTCTAGATAGCCATCTAAATAATTAGGTATTTCCGTAATATTTTGCTTGTAATTTAGCATATTCACCACAATATAACTGCTTAAATTCTGCTAGCCTCTTGTGATTAGCATATAATACATAATTTTTTAGTAGACTTCTAGCATCCAAATCTTCATCATAATCAATTGCATTACCACTACTTTGATTGATATTATATTCTGCCTCTTTAATGTAATTAATTAAAATTTTTTCATTAAAAAAAGATGGTATTTGTTGTTCATCTTTAATTTCGGCCAAAATTTCATTAATTGTTTGTTCAGACATAATGATTATTTCTCAACCAATTTTATCAATATTTTACCAATTTTATTATTAGTAGTCGTTAATGCTGTAATTCTTGATTCTGATAATGCATTAATTTTTATTTCATCATTTATTTTTTCATGAGGATAAACATCATTTACACTATAAATATGATCTGAATCTTCTAAATCTTTAAATTCATGAACAACAATATATTCTTTAGATGTTTCATCTATTGATTGATCATTTATCCCGTTATTTGAACTATCTAGTTCATTTTCATTTTGGTTATCACTAGTCTTAGATATTTCATCAACTATTTGATTACCCATATTATCTTCTGAACTATTTAAATTATCATCATTTATATTATCAATAATTTTAGATGTATCATCTATTGTCTGATTTTCTATATTAATATTTTTTTTACTCATATACACATACCTTTCTTAACATAATTGCAAAGGCTTATATTAAGCCCCTGCAACTTCAGTTGTTTCTTCTTTTGTACTAACAGTACCAACAATTTTAAATGATGGAATATATTCCTCTAATTTTGTAACATCAAAAATATAAGCAATATTATCATCAGATGCACGACCATTTGAATATCCTTTTCCAATAACAACATCTGCATCGTCCATTGCCATAGTTTGATCATAATCTTTAATATTTAATCCAGTTAATCCCATAACATATTTGTTTGGAATCATTAATGCTGCCTTTCCAACAGGATTGCCAACACTTGGAACTACATCAATATTTTTATATGAAGAAACTAATTTACCTTCTGCGTCATAGATCGCTGGTGCAACATAATCTGCTTCATCATTTGGATGACATACTAAAACTAATTTATCAATAACTCTTGCACCATTTTTTGTTAAATACTTTTTAGCACCAGCCAATGCTTTTGGTTTAAAAGATGTTAAATCAGTATTAACAGTTTTATCTTTATGTGTTCCATCTTCATTTGTTGATGCAATTTGCTTATAAACGCCTATTGGTTGATCTTTACCAGTTCCTTGTAAGCAACCGAATTCAAGACCATCATTTAATTGTTCCTTTAAAACTGCTCTTACATACTTATCTACGAATGGTAATGCTAAATCTTTAATTGCTTTTGGTAAAACCAAATAAACGGTTAATTTAGCAACTTCCATATTTAATCCAGCAAATGATGCTGTTAATTCACCTTTAATTTTATCAGTTAATGATCCCCAACAATATGCACCACTTTTAGACGCAGTTAACCATTTTTTTACATTAGCAGGAGCAAAACTAATATATTTTAATAATTTACTTTCTTTTCTTATATCTTCCAAAGTGATATCAATTATGGATGTTGGAATAATATCGATTTGATTACCTGAAACTGCTTGCTTAACATCCTTTAATGCTTCATAAAAACTTTTTTCTTCTTTTGATAAAGTTCTTAATCCTAAAGATTTAGCATATTCTTTTTCACTATTAATTTTTTCAGATTGTGAAACAACCTCATTAATAATTTCATTATATTTTGCCTCATTAATTTTTTCTATTGCTTGAACAATAGCTTCTGATTTATCATCATTAGTTTGAAGAATTTCTTTTGCCTCTTCAATAGCATTACTCATTTTATTTTCTAAATTCATATTTTATCCTTCCCTTCTAAAAAAAGATGCCCAAGCATCTTTTTGAGGCTCAACTACCTCATTATCTTTTTTTTGACTCTTAATTTCAGTTTCTAGTTCTTTAACTTTCATAACAAGATTATGAACAAAATTGCACTCTAAACTTTGCTTTGCCTCGTTTCTTTCGATACTTGTTGCAAAACCCCATTCAAATGCTTCTTTACTTGTAATCCAAGTTTCTCTATCCATTTTTTCTTTTATATCTTCTTCAGACAATTTTGTTTTAGATGTATAGATATTAACTGATGGCTGAGTTATTTTTTCCAAATCTTCAGCCATTTTTTTCATGGCATTGCTATCTCCCTCGGCATACGACCAAGCATTGTGAATCATTAGTAGTCCTTGCTCTGGGACAATTCTTGTTTCGCCTGCCATAAAAATTACACTTGCTGCTGAACAAGCAAATCCATCAACTATTGTTGTTAAATGTCCCTTAAAATTTGATAAAAGACTATAAATTGCTAATCCTTCAGCAACATCACCACCGTAAGAATTTATTCTTACAACTAAATTAGGTGTATCAACTGAGTTAATTGCATCTTTTAAAGTAAATGCATCAGTTGCTTCTGATTGAATATTTAACCATTTTTCAATGATGTTTTTCTTACGAATATCACCATAAATATACATTTCTGTATTTTGGTCATCAATTTTATTAAAAGCAAGGTATTTTTCTTTCACTATTCATCACCCCCTTTCAATTCGGAATAATTTTTAGTAAATCTATGTTCATCAGCCCAATCTTCATCAACAGTTGGTAATCCTAAGAATGAACGGTTATCATTATGACTAAATCCATTCGCTGATAATTTATCAATTGGCCCTGAAACATCAAAAATATCAAAATGTTTAATATTAAGTTTATTTATTACAAACTTTTCACCTTTCAAATAATTTTCTTTTGAAATTAATTTAGCATTTAAATTATCTTCAATCATTGCAATTATAGGATTAATTGCAAATGTAATAAAATCATTTGTCCCAGTTGATTTATCAGTTTTACTTCCATAAAAAACATCCAATGGTATGTTAAATGCCATTGCAACATCATCAGACCATTTCTTCAATAAATTTCTGTAATCTTCGGATGTTTGCACTTTTTCACAATTTAAATTTTCTAATTCAAAATATTGTGACAAAATAATTATTGCTTCTTGTTCATCAAACAATCCTTCTGCAATTTTCTTTTTATACTCATCGTACGAAATATCTTTTAATGTAACAGGATCTTTCATTGCAGGCTGGTTGCCTGGTATTTTCAAGCGATATTTAGGTGTATTTTTATGTATAAAATTTGATGATGAAGCATTTAACAAAGTTTCATATTCATCAAAATAATCATCTATTGCTTTTCTAATACCACAATTTTCATATGACATCCTAATTACATCTTTTTCCAATAATGTTTTATTTATATATTCCGTATCTCCAAATGAATCTGTCAATTCGATACTGGAATACTTGTTTTCTTTAATGACATAATCTGTCACATCAAAACTTTTTGAAAAATACAATTGTTCATTTAATGTTATAAGTAGTATGCTTTTTTCTCTTAACAAAGATGAAATAACCATATAAAAAAATGAAGTTGCTGCTTCATTTTTATTTGGCTTAATATTTAATTTGTAATATGTATCACATTTATTATCTTCTATAATTTTTTTCTTAATAGAATCATATTTATAATACTTTATTTCACATTTAGAGATTGTTTTTGCAATTAAGTCTATAGCATGTTCAATTGCAAGTTTTTTAATACTTAATTTTTTTTCTTTTTGTTGTAATATGTAATCAAAAAACATTTCCATTTTATCCGTTTCCTTATTTTTTGTTGAAAATATTCCCATTTTTTCACCTCCTATCCTTAATATGCATAAATAACCTGCTCATTTAATAATTCATGTCCACTCATTGCATGAACAAAAGCCATAAATGGGTCAGTTTTTCTTAATTTTGGTTCAATTTTTTCATAAGTGATATTTCCATCTTTAGATTGTTTCATCGAAGTATTATTTATAGCCCATCGCATCATTGCACTATCACCTAAATTTATATTACCTTCAGTAAATTCCTTTTCTATTTTTGGAGCAACAATATTATAAATTGAATTACTAAATCTAATCATTCTAACTATTCCATCTTTATTATCACGAGTTTCTGCAGATATTCCATATTTTTCAAAGGTGTTTTTTAACAACAAAAATCTATGTGTATCCATGATGATTTTAACCACATTGTATTCTGCCATTTTCTCATAAACCCACTCAACAATAATATTTGCATCTATAAAATCCTTGTCAACTATTTCAAAATCTTGAAAGCCTTTTTCACCTTTTAAATCAAAAGGAAATTTTATTTCATTAAAAAATTTACTATGTGAACAAATCCAGGTTTTTTGTCGCCATATAAATTCATCATTAACTTTAAATAAAAAACCTGCACTTGTAAAATCTTGAAATGATGCAAAATCAATTCCGACAACAGCCATTCTGCCAGTTAAATTTGGTAATGGTCTTTCTATTTTATCATCAACATTTGAAAAACAAGCCTTTAAAATATTTTCCCAAGAAGTAACGGTAATTTCTTCATTTCTTTTCGGTAAGTTCATTCGTTGAGGATAATATTCTTGCTTATATGATGGCTGAGTTATCATTTTTAAATAATCTTGAATTAATTGATTTTTTAATATTGGCATAAAATTTAAGCTCGGATTGGCTTTGCACCACCTTCTAATGTCAATATCATTTTTATCATTGGTTTCTAAAAACCTTTTCATCGGAATATGTACATCATCTTCACTATCTGCTTTAAAAATAAAAGGCAATAATCTTAAATGATTAGGGCCTCCTTTTAAAACTTGCATTGATAATTCTTTTTTTTCATCTAATGGACCATCTCTTATGATACCATCAGTAGTTATTGTTATAGACCTAGCATGTTTGATTTTTCCTAACGTTGATGAAAATGTATTTAATTGTTTGTAGTCAGAGTATGTGTGCAACTCATTAAAAATTATCATACCAGATTGCTTACCATATTTTGTATTAGCATTTGAAGTATTATATCTTAATATTGATCCAGTTTTTCTATTTTTAATCTCTTGCTTATTCCAATAGAAATATTTAAGCATTATTCTTTTATTATTTTCTAACATATTATAAACAACATTAAATGAATTTATTGCTGCCTCTTCGGAAGTTGCAACAATATCAATATTGTAGTTTTTAATACCATAATAGTGCGTTTGCATATAATTTGCCAAAGGCATTATCATACCATCTTTTCCATTTCCTCGAGCCATTAAAATAAACACATCGGAAAATTTTACAATATCATGATCCTCTACATCATACATAAATACACATGCATAAATTGCCTTTTGGTAAATTCCCAATGGATAATACCATTTTTCACAATACGCTATACATTGTTCTAATTGCTTAGAATCAAAATATACATCACCTTTTGCTAAAGTTGGAAGAATTATGTTTTCAAATAATAACTTTATTTCATCATCTATTTCTTCTGGATTTTCACAAATATATTTATAGTAATCTTCAATTTCTTTACAATAAACCATCATCATCACCCTGTTCAGTTGATGGCTCTTTCAATCCTAAATCATTCAATATCTTTAACATTTGTGTATTAATTTTTGTAAAGTTAATTATACTTTCATTAGGCTTTTCTACTGCAAAGCCATTTCCGTTAATAGTAGAATATCTTAATCCATTACCTTGAATATCTTTTTTTAATTTTTTCTTCAAGTCATATAAAATCATATAATCTTCTACCATGTCTACATTGTAAGCATCATATTTTCCTTGAGAACTAAGTTGATTTAATAAATCTTCTTTTATTTTTTTTCTAGATGGTGAAGCCATAGTGTCACCACCCCCTTTCACGCGATAATTTTATTTTTTCTGAACAGTCTTCCCCACACACCCGCTCTCCTTAAGACAATATTACCTATAGGATTTGATGGGGGGTATATATAAAATATAAACTTTAAATATCACCATTTTTCTTCGGTTAAAGGCTTTGATTTCTTTTTAAATTCAAACTGATATCTATCTTCAATAATTTCATGAGCTTCAAATGATAAACTAACACAATTATTGACATCTAAACATAAATCTGGTCTCTCTTTAATTGGCTTAATATGATGCACCATAGTCGCTAACACAGGCTTGATTTTATATGGATGATGTGTTCCATCTTTAAATTTACCAGCAAAAAACTGACATTCATGTTTGTCTCTATTTAAAACTTGTTCACGTAAGATGTCCCAATCCGTTGAATTATAAAATGCATCAGTATTACCTTTTGCAATCTCGCTTGGCCAGTCTACAATTTTTCTTCTTTTTCTTCTTTTTTTCATCATCAAAACCTTTTAAAGATTGATCACATACTCGTTCTTTAGGACATTCTTTACAATGGTATCTAAAGCAGTATTTTAAATCTTCTTTCTTTTTCATATTTCACCACAAAAAAAGAGAATTGTTGTATTCTCCCTTTATATAATAATTAAAACCATTACAGTCAAGATAGTTAGTCGCCATAATGGCTTACATTGTGATTTACAAGCACTATATTCACAATTCAACATCTACAACTATCAAAGTGCTTAATGCGTTATTTAATTTAATTATTATAGTATCCTTAATAGATACTGACACTAACAATATAAAGGTTTCTAAATTAAACATCACGCTCAGTTTAATTCGTTGCGTTAGACCAAGTGTTTCAATTAACCTCTAACTCGGTGTTATTGTTTATATATTGTTAGTATCACTACCTACTAGAGATAGCATGTTAGCATATAATTAGTGCTTATAAGCACCATATCAAGTAAATAAAATTTCGCTTCCATTCCTATTGTTCTATACCGCTAATCAGGTACCATAGATATAGCTCAATAGGTTCTACCAGTTAGACACGTTATCTCTAACATTCTCTCTTTATTTACTCAATATGCTACCTATAAGATAGCATGTTGTTGTTAAAAGATATGAGATAGCATTAAATACTTTCTCACAATAGCATTATAACATAAATAAAATGGACATTTTGGGACATCTTGATTTTTTAATCGGACATTTTGGGACATTTTGATTTAACATCATCTATAGACCATGAATTATCATTTGATGTTCTGCCTTTATAATCATCATAATATCTCTTACATTGCTTAGTGCTATATCCCATTTCAATTGCTATATCATCCCACGAATATCTTTTATTATCTTTTTTTAAAGAATATTCTTTAAGAAATGCTATGCACAAACTTGGCTCTGATAGTTTAAGAAATTTTATTTCATTTAGTATATAATTTTCATATGCATTTTTTAATAAATATTGTTTTTTTAATTCAACTGCATTTGCATCTTTTGATGTAATCATATTTATAAATTTATCATTGCTAGTTATTGAGCAACTTGTTAATATTTCTTTTAATTTGCTACTACCTATACTATACTGAGTTTCAATTAATGTTTCTAATAAATTTATTTTATTATTTATTTTGTTTAATTCATTCCATGCTTCAACAATTGTTAAATTTGATACATCCATATTATCCCACCTTTTATTTCTTATCTAATAATTTAATTTTATCATCTGAAAAACTAATTGCTATATATTCTTCTTTCTCTAATTGCATTAATATATTTTCAATATTCTTAATATTTAGATCTTCTCTTAATTGATTAATCGATAATGTATCTTTTCTTAAATCTTTGATATACTCAAATAATTCATTCTTTGTCATATTCTCACCTAACCTTTATACCTACTTTATTTAACTGATACCATATATGCCATTTTCTCAATGGAGCGGCATCCTTATATTCTTTTATTAAGCCACTATATTTATTTTCTAATTCAAAACTATTTATCACATCTAATATTTCACTCTCCATAAATTTCAACTTCTAATTTAATTCTTTTTGAATCAATATTATTCGTCAACTTGAGTTTTAATTTCAATTGGCAATATTGCTTGTGGTCTAAATATAAATTCATAATCATATCTTGATACATCACTATATTCTAATTGCTCTACAACATATGTTGTTTCACCTGCTATGTGTAAGAAATGTTTTTGATATTTATCTTCTCCTATCCTGCAGATTAACTCTAATTCATTATTTACATTTTCTAGACCACCTTTAACACTGCAATTACCAGTTGCTTGAAATAAATATTCACCTGTTCTTAAATTTATAAATGTAATTCTTCGTTTTACTTTAAATTCATCTGCTTCTCTACTTAAGTTATGGCTAACAGTAGTTGCACTATCACATCCTACTGCACCAATAAGCATCATACTTAAAATTATTCCTAATATTATTTTTTTCATTCTTTACCTCCTAGCCCTCATTTAGTTTCTTAAAAGTTCTAACAATACTTAATAACTCATGATAAATAGTATCATCCTTTATTTGAAATGATTTATTTTTTCTATCATAAAATACTACATCACATATTCTTATTTCATATTCATCTTCACAATACATGTATAATTTATTATCTTTTATTTCTACTTCAAATTCTTGTATAAAATCAAGTAAATAATTATATGTATTAGTTATATTTCTGTTTTCTTTGTCTTTTACAACTTGATATATATTTCTATACGTAAATATAACTATATCTTTAAAATCTTGATTAAATATCATTCTTGATTACCTCCTAATAAGCACTAAACCATACTTCTTTTCCTTCTTTTATTTTATAAATGAATTTTTTCTTTTCAAAATCATACTTCATATCAAGATTATCTTCTAAATAATCAATTAAATTAGCAGTAACAAATATATATCCATTTTCTTTTAATTCTCTCATTCTAAAAGTAAAATCTTTTTCTTGTTCTGGTGGTTCTGGTCTTAAATTAAATATATCTTTTTTAAATATTTTTTTAAGTTTTTCATCTTTGTCCAAAATATATTGTTCTAATATATCTATAAATGGTTGTATATCTTGGATTGCACCACTTTCTTCTAACCCATAACAGCTATCTTCATCTACTTCTATACCTTGTTTTATTAATTCATCTATAAAAGGTTGATAAAATTCGTTATTACCTAGTATTTGTATACTATCTTTTCCTGTTGTTCCTACATAAGTTCTATATGCCATTATTTATTTTCTCCTTTGCTACCGACATTTATGTCATTACCTATTATTTCTTTATATTTTTGTAAAATTTCTATATAAAATTGTTTTTTAAGTATTAAGAAATTAATATCAGTTCCTACTTCATGCCATATATCATAATTCTTAATTTGTCCTTTAATTTTATTTATCTCATCTGTTAAATGTTTTATAAACTCTTTTTGTTGAATTAATAATTTATCATAATCGTTTGCTTTCTCTTCTATTTCTGCAAGATAAAAATCTTCTGGATCAGTCTCTATATTTTCTGATAATTGATTATTTAGACTTCTAATATATCCTGTTTTATTTTTTTCTAACTCTAAAGTTTTACTTGATAGTTGTTTCTTTAATTCTTCATTTTCATCTTTAACTTTTTCAGTAGCCCACATCATCATTAAAGTCATATCTTTTGGATTTTCATATTTTTCAAGTTGTTTCTTTAATTTACTATATCTATGTGCTAAATTCACATAAGCACAATATTCTATATAAGTATCTTCTAATATTTGTTCTTTTGTAGTATCTTCATAATAACTTTTATAATCTTCTAATGTTTTTAAATTACAAGTTTCTGGTACTTCTAATTGTTTCTTTAATTCTTGATTTTCTTTTATTAATAAATCAATACATCTAGCATTTTCACCGTAACAATTTCCTAAAAAATTAATTTCTCCATTTTTTATTATTGCAATAGTTAAACCAATCCCATCTTCTCCATTTTCATCTACACCTATCGTGTATTTATCAATTTCGTAAGTATATTCTTTACTCATTTACTCCACCTCTTCCACACTTAATATTTTAAGTACATAATAAAGTTTATTAGACTCTGCTCCTAATTCGGGTTTACCATAACCTGTAGTTATATCAACTTTACACATTATTTTTGGTGCATTTTTTTGATATCCATTTTTAAATATAACTCTACCTTTCCCAAGATGAATTACTAAATTCTCATCATATATACAACCAAATTCATTTTTAAATCTTATAAACCAATAGGGTTTAATTTCTCTATATTCTTCTTTCTTTTCACCAGAAAGAATCATATCAAACCATTTCTTTTTTATTGGTAATGTTAGCATTATTTAACCTCTTTTCTTTTTTATAATTTTTAATAACAATAAATAAATTAATTCTAATGGGGAAAATAATATATCCAAGAATAAGCAAAATGGAGTTAAAAATATGCTTAATAATAATATATTTACTATTTCTTTATTGCTATACCCATATTTACCATAGGCATTTTGGTATTCAAAATTAGCTTTAAATTCTTTCCATAATTGTTTAATCAACATTTACTCATCACTCTCTACTTTCTCTATCTTTCTAAGCATCAGCATAAATAATAATTGCTTCATAATGTGGTACTTTTTTTGCCTCTTTTTGCATTTCTTTTTCATATTCTGCATCAGTCATATTGGAATATCTAACATCATCAGCAAAATAATCACATAAATCTTCTATATAATCATCTTCGGAAGTATAGATAGTATCGTTTATATCACTTTCATAAATAACGCCTTTTTCTACTCTCCTAAATTTCATAAAAGTATAACCATAATCATCACATACATCTTCACTGCTACAAAAGAATACTACTGGCAATGTAGGATATTCTTTCACTAATTTTAATAATTCTTTGTTTTGCTCTTCATTTGTTAATTTATTCATTATTTATCATTTCTTTCTATTTCCAACCTAATTCTTCTATTTGTTTATTTATTGCTTTTAATATATCTAAGGTAAATTCATTAACTATTTCTATTGTTTTGCTATTATTATAAAACCATATATAAATATCATTTTCTTCATTGTAATAGTACACCATATATGATGTAGTCTCGACTAAATCATATCCTAATTCTTCAAATAACTCTCTAGCACTTTTCATATTTTAATCATTTTCCTTTACTTTTTTCTATTTCTTGCATTTTCTTCCTTAATACTTTAATTTCTAAAGTATCAGGCAAATCTAATAGCTCTTTAATATCATCTTTATATTCATCATAATCATCTAACCAACTACACAATATAAATGCATTTGAAGAGCTTTTAAATATAATATGGCATCCATCAGTTCCTTTTAAAAAGGTTGGCATTGACCCCCATGTCCTTTGAGGTCTTAATTCTGAACAGCCATTAATAATCAACATAAAATTATAATTTTTACTATTAAAATATTTTTCTAAATCGGATAGTTCTTCATCTGATAATTTTTTGTTAGTATTAATCCAACAATAATTATCTTTTTCTTTGTTATAGCATTTAGTTATAAATTGTTTGATTCTTTTATTCATCTCTATCACTTCCTTGTTCTAGTTCTTGCATTTTATCTTTCATATCAATAAAACATAATCTTCCACCTATATAATCTTCATTGTTAATATAATAATCATAGTGTTTATTAACCCATTCTTTTAACTTATTCCAATTATTTTCAATATCTATTTTTTCATACATTGTTTCATCTAATGCTTTTTGATATTCTTCAATTTGTGCTTTTAGTTGCATATAATCTTTATATAAATCACTAATTTCTTGTCTTTGTTCTAATATAATATCTTCTCTACGGTTGTTACTTCTTTCTAGATATTTAATTCGTTCTTGTTGTTCATATTCTTTATATAATCTTATATATTGCTCATTTAATAATTTATTGGCTTGTCTTAATTCTCCATTGATTTGTTGATGTTCTTTATTAATTAGTTTTAGTTGGTTGTTTGCTTCAACATTAGATTTTAAAAGTATGTCATAAGTTTGTATAGCACCGTTTAGTCTCTTGTTTTCTTCTAATAACATAATTCTATTTTGATAATATGGCATATCATCAGTAGCCATACACTCTATTGAAGTAGGACAATATGTTGTTTTTCTTTTTATGCAAGTTTCACATTCTCTTTTCATTCTGACACCTCTTTTAATATATCTTTTAAATCTTTTACTAAAGATGTTTTAAATTCGTAATCTATACTTGACTTAACTTGTTGCTCTTCCCATCTTTTCATTAATGGAAAACTAAATACTTTAAATACATCATAGTTATTTATATAGTTATCTATCTTATTAATTACTTCTTTTTGCTTTTTACATTGTTGTTCTAAGTCTTCATTAATTTTTAACATAAACTCTATTGCTTCTATTTCTTGTGTGTTTATTATTGTTTCATTATGTGTTTTATAATGTCCAATTAAATAACCAAATGTTCTTAATGCTAATTCTTTATCCATTATTCTTATTTCCCCTTCCTAATCTTATAAGCAACATAAATTCCTAAACACATTAAATTAAATGGTAAGAATAATATATCTAGTAATAATGCTAATGGTAGGACTAATATACCTTTTAATTTATGTTCATCTAATAATCCTAAAGTTATCATTAATTTTCCTTTATTAACTTGCTTAGTTCTGATAAGTCAACAATGCTATTTTGAAACATCTGTTCTATCTGCTGTAATTTATTATCCCTTTTAGTTAAGAATTCTATTTGATTTCTTAATTTTTCTATCTCTATTACAAATTGAATACGACCATAATTCTCTGTTTCCTCATAAATTTTTTGTACATTATCACATCTATCATATATTTCTTTCATAAATCCTCCTCATCTAGCTTTATAACTATTAAATAATTTCCATTTTCATCATGCTTTTGACATCTCTTTAAGTGTGATGGTGTTGCATAATATTGAACTGTTCTTTCATTTACACCTAATTTTTTGGCTAGTTCTTTTATTGTTCCTAAATCAATAAATGTGTCACCTTTATACAGAGCATATTCTTTTACTTTACTCATGCATTTAATACCTTTCTTTCCCATAAATCTAAGAATTTATTTTGATCATTTGTTGTAATTGAATTATTTTTTGTCCTTTTTTGAACAATTCTATTATTTCTAACTTCAACAGTTACAAGCGACTTATCTTGACTACCAATTAATCTCATAAAATAAATATCACACTCATTTTTAGCAATTCTTTCAGCATATGTTCTTACACAGTTATTTTGTTGTTTAGATTCATCAACAAGTGCAGATATTGAGCTTGCTGGTATAATAATGTATTTTTTATTTTCATATTTGTTTTTTAATAATTTTTTATACTTACTTTTAATTTTTCTATCTGTTTTCTTATTTTTATTAGTTTCAATTTGCTGCATATATTCATCATGTTTTTTCTTCAAATTTTTAGGATATAAATATTTCTTATCTTTTATATCAAATCCTAATTCTTTTGCAAATTTTAAATAATCTAAATACTCTGATGACTTATCTGGATTCAATTTATATTTATATAAATCTAATGGTTTACAATAATACAATATTTTATCTAAATCATAAGCATGGAACTTGTCCAAATATCTTATTAAATTTATATTTTTAATTTTAAATTTTGATAAAATTTCTAACTCACTTGATGTAATGTTATTTTCTATCATAAAGCTTAAATAACCTCTATCTACACTAAATATTTGTTCAAATGTTCCCTTTTTTCTATATTTTTGACAATCATTTGCTAAATTATAAAGTCCTGCTTTTATAAGAATTTCAGAAGTGTTTTTTTTCAATATTAATGAATCGTATGATACTTCATGAAAATTTAATATATCTACATTTTTGGCCAAATCCCAAATCATAGAATACTTATTTATATGATAAAATAATTCTTTAAAATTATAGTAATAATACTTACCTGAAATATTAAATAACCAGTTGTAGAAATAAGGTTTCCAACTTTCAGTTTTTTCATAATGTGCTACAAATAAATTCCCCATATTACTTTTTAAATTATTACTCACATAAAAATTTATTAATTTAAAATTACTGTCCTCTATTTTTCTGCCCCATTCAGTTAAACTAAATTTCATCTTACATTTTTCAAGCCATGTATACAATTCAAATACTCTAAATACATAGTTTTGATTATATTTTTGAATTAAGATTAAATCTTTTCTTGATTCATATTTTTTTAATAAATTACTTTTTATTTTTAATTTTAAATTGCAATGAGGACAAGTTATATATTCGTTAACTTTTGCATTTGATTGAAACTCTTCATTACAACATAAACAATGACACTTATTTTTAGATTTAATTATTAAATACTCTTTTCGCTTTTCTTCTTCAATAAATTTTTTCCAATGATCAGGATATCCTAATTCTTGAAGATATTCATCTAATAATTCAATCTGCAGTCTTTCTGCTTTTTTTACATACATTCAAATAAACTTAATTGCCCTTCTGCGACACATTTATTTTCTTTTTTAATAGGTTTCTTAATTTCTTCTTTAACTATATCTTGTTTATTCTCATTTGATAATTCTAAATCTTTATTAGTTTCATCAAAGTAATGAATTGCCCAACTATACACTGTTTCATCTTCAATCATAGCAATACCATTTTGTGCATGTTTTTTAGCATTGTTTTTAATAAATTCAACCATTTGTTTTAAAGTTTTTTCTTCATTTAAATATTTATCATTCATATCAGTTCTAGTTAATAAATATTCAATTATCTTTAATAGAGGCTTGTCCTTAATTTCACTTGCTAATACTTTAATTCTTTCTATTCCTTCCATCTCTTCACCTACTTTACAAAATTTTTAGGAATTAATCCTTCACTTGCCATTACTTTTTTTAAATTTAAATTTTCAGTTTCTTTTATCTCTAACTTATTTTCTAATTTATCTATTTTCATATCTTTTAATGCTATTACTGTTATTAATACTGCTACTATAATTATTTCTATTAACACTTTATACCTCCTCAATTTTTCCATAGTTTTTCAAGTTTTGCTTTTTTCTCACAATTTGATGTTTTTGTATAGATGGCTGTAGTTCTTATATCATTGTGACCAAGTATATCAGCAAGTTCATCTAAATCAATTCCCTTTTCTTTGCATTTTTTAGCAAACAAATGTCTCCAAGCATGAGGATGAATTTTATCTGGATTAATTTTTGCCTTTCTTGCGATTTTCTTTAAATTTCTCCAAATGGTGCTATTATCCCACATTGCACCAGTTTTTGCTTTAGGGGATGTACTCACAAAAATATATCCATTTTTAATTTTTTTTGATTTACAGTATGCTTTCAAATCTCGCTTCAATTCATTAGTTAGTATTAATGTTCTCTCTTTCCCCTTGTTATAAGCACCTTTTATATAATTGCTATTTAATGATTCTACTGTAAAATATTTTAATTCATCAACTCTTGCACCAGATGCAGCAAATACTTTAATAATGTAGTACATATCCATTCTTTCTAATTTCTTAGCCCACCTTAGCATTCGCTTATGCTCTTGCTCCCAAATCGGATCATCAATAGATGCTTTTTCTTGTTCTTTAAATTTTTTCAATCGACAATCATAATTCATAAATTTTAAAAACTTGTTAATTACAACGATATATTTATTTTTTGATTTAACTCTATAGCCTTTTTGAGTTAAATATTCTTTAAAATCTATCAATAAATCTTTATTTATTTCAAATTTTTCGGGAAGAAAATCTAGTAACTTTTTTAAATCATTTCGATAGTCAACTAATGTTCTTTTAGACTTTTCATCAAGTCGTTCAGCATTAATAAATTCATCTATTTTTAATTTAATTTCGTCTTTAGTCATACCTAATTTCCTCCTATAATTTGATGCAAGATAACCTTTATATTATATTGCACAAAGTATACATGCATTTTATTTAGATTTTATAAGGCTTAAACCAATATTTTAATGACATGATACTTTTTAAGATTTTTGATAGTATTTTTTAATACCTATTTTCATATAATTTTATTAAGTCATTAGTAAAGCCTTTTAAGAATCTAACTTTAACATCATTAGTCAAATCACTATTTAAAACTTTATCAATAAACTTGATACTTTTTTGAGATTGTTTATTAACATCTTTTAACTTTCTTATTATTTTCTTTAATCTCATTGTTTTTATAAAATTTTTCATTTACCCTCCTAAAACATTTTTATTTGTTTATAAACTTCTGATGCTTCTATTGGCATACCAGCCTTTGAAAATATAATATTCTTTAGTCTTTGTCTTTCGGAATCATCCTCAACTATATCGACTAATTGCTCAATGATGTTGTCATATAATTGGTCAAATTCTTGTTGACTTTTTTGTAGCAAAAGGTCTTCATTAACCTCAAAATTATCAAATCTATAAGCATTTTTCTTGATATAATCAATTGCATTATGTCTACCAATATGATCACTATATGAATTTATATGTAGTTCTAAATTACATCTAGCACATTTGCAATAACAATCTTTTTGAACACCTTTTTCCGATGATGGCTTTAAAAACCGTGTAATATAGTGTAATTTAGGAATCTCATTACGATATTCTCCTTGCAAATGCTGGTCTAGTTTCATATAGACATCATTTAAATCATAAGGCTTTAGTTTATCAGCCCATTCATTAACTACATAATCCTCAATGAGAAAATTTTGATAATATGCCTTTATTTTTTCCATAAAATGAAATGTTTCGATTTTATTCATTAAACCTCCATAATGTGCAAGTTCTTCTTGCTCCATAAGATGATAAGTATTAGTAATAGTAGTAGAATATTATACTTACCTTACCTATACTATACTGTGGCAACCATTTGGCAACCATTTGGCAACCACAATTTTTTTTATTAAAAATTGCAATTTATTTATTTTCTTCTTCTAAAATTTTTCTTTCTAAATCTTTTAATTTATCTGAGGATGATGTGTAAGTTCTTCTTACTGCATTAGCCTCAGTTCTATTTTTTCTTAATTTAAAGTTGTCGCTCTCTTTTATTGCCTCAGCCTCAGTTCTAATACCTTTAGCCTTTAAATTAGAAATAATTGTTTCAACATATTTAATACTTCTTGCATTGCATTTGACTGACTCTTTAATTGCATATCTAGTTATTTCGTCATCAGTCCAATTTGTTAATAATTCATATTCATATGGGCTTAATGTTCTACCCCAAGCCTGTTGTAAATATTTAAAAATATTTTTTTGTTCATCTTCCATTGAAGAAAATGTTGATGGCGGTGATTCATCTTGGTTTTTATGATCATCAATATTAGTATCAAGTGTGTATGAACTATTTTCTTTTATTTTTAACTTATTAAATTCATTTTTAAAATTAGTGGGTGTATATCTATCTTTTCGTAACGTATTATGCATACGCCAATGTTTTATAACAACAACACCACTTTCAAATTTTATAATGAATTTTTTTGAAATAAGTTCACTTAAATTACCAATCGTAGCATGTGCTTTAAACATAGCATTTTGGATCTGATTATTAAATCCATCATCATCAGCACCTTGATTTAAATGAAAATATAATGCTTGTGCTGCACTTGTTAATTCTGTAAATGCATCACTATCTGTTATTTTCTTTGTGAACATTCTTCGCTCTGCCATTTTTCACCCCTCGTTTGACTTTCCAATAATTTTTTGATATACTTAGGGTGAATTATTTTTCCAAATAATTTGAATTGTTAGTGTTCACTGCACTAACATTTTTTTGTGCATTTATTTTAAACACATTTATAACTGATAAGCTTATAATGAATAATGCAAATGCTATCATACCCTTACTTTTTAAAACATCTTTCATAATTAAATTTCCTTTCTTTTAAACAAATTACTGCTTGTCCTCAATGCAGAACTATGCATAATATAGTTCTTGAAGATATTTAGATAATGCAGTGATTAATTCTTCTTCTTTTTCTTTTGTTAAAGGATTAAAAACTGTTAAAGTTAATGGTTTCGTTGACTTTTTTCTTTTCATATTTCACCTCTCAATAAATTTTATTCATTGATTTATTTTTATTTCAGATGCCTAATTAGTTCTAAGAGTTTTGGTGAAATTTATTTGCAATTTTTAGTTTTTTAGAGGAGACATAAAAATAATTTACATTTTAATTTAATAATTAATATTTTATTTGCTCTTAGAACTAATTAGACACCTGAATTTAATTTATTAGATACTCGCAATATCTATTTTTCAATGATTTGTGCTATTTCATTTAACAAATCGATGTTTTCTGAAATACTATCAATTTTTTCTTCTAAATACATTACATTAATATTTTTATCATTTTGAATAACATTTTTTATCGAATTGCAATATTCAATAATATTATCTAACCTTGATATTAAATAAATTTGTGTATTTATATCCATAGTAACCTCCTATTCTTCCTTTTAAGTTGAATTATTCAAATAAAGCTTCTATTGAATATTTTTTAGATGTCCTTTTATTAATTAAATTTCTCAATCCAATTGCTTCTTTTACAGTAAATTCACTTTTATTATTAATTTTTTGATTTACCGTGCTAAGTGATCTAATACCTAATTCATTGGCAATATCTAATTGTGTAATATTTGCTTCTTTTAAAATATCCTTCAATTGAATCATTTGCTATCTCCTTTCTTATACGATTTTTCGTATATACTAGTTAAAAAAATATTTTTCTCTTAACTGTAATCCCATTATATACGAATTATCGTATACTGTCAATAACTAAATATACGATTTTTTGAAAATATTTAAAAATATTTGATTTTTCGTATTTTTTATACTATAATAATTAACAGAAAGGAGATTTTTTATGTTGGAAAATAAATTAAAAGAACTCATAATAGAAAAATTTGGCTCTATTAGACAATTCTCACTTAAAATAGATATTCCATACACAACTGTTGATAGTATCCTTAAAAGGGGAATTGACAATTCAAATGTCGGAAATGTGATTAAAATGTGTAAAGCATTAAATTTGTCTATAGATAATTTGTTGGATAATAAAGAAAATATTTCTAATCTAAACTTTGACAACGCAAAATTAATAGATCTTCCTAATGATAATGTAAAAATATCGGTATTAGGAAGAATACCCGCTGGAATACCTTTTGAAGCAATAGAAGAGCAATATGCAATTGATTTTGAAGAAATTCCACGTGATTGGTTAAAAGGCGGAAAAGAATATTTTGCTTTAAAATTAGAAGGTAATAGCATGGAGCCTGAATACCACAACAACGATATAGTAATTTTTGAAAAAAAAGTTGATTGCGAATCAGGACAGGATTGTTGCATAAAGATAAATGGTTTTGATGCCACCTTTAAACGTGTAAAAAAGCAAGAAAATGGAATTATGATTATTCCATTAAATGAAAACAATGACACAGGATTTTCAAGCACCTTTTATACTAAAGACGATATTATAAATAAACCTATTCAAATAATTGGTGTTGTAAAACAAGTAAGAAGGAATAAATGAGGTAATATATATGGCTCAAAATAAAATTACAATTAATAAGAAATTTTTTTATTTAATAATAATACTATTTACTTTAACTACTATTAATTTTATTGTATTCATATTTATTCATAACTTTAAAAGCAGAAACATGACTGATACAACAAATTTTTCAACTGAACAAGTTTTAAAATATTTAGAAGAAAATGGATATATCTTTGAAAAAGTTACATATGAATCAGATGCAAATACTATATATGTAACGGTAAGAGACAAAAAAAACAATATTGATCTTAAAAAAATCAAAAATTCATATATTGGAACATGGTATATCTTTCATAATCAAGCCTATAATAACGATTATGCAGATATACTGGAAATTGATAAAAATAATGATGCTGATAAAAAATTACAATATTCTGCATATAAAAAATGGTTAGAAAAAATTAATTTAGATGATAGTCAAATAGTTGCCGTATTAAATTATTATGATCAAAATAATATTTATAAAACAATAGATGATTCCAAATATCTAGATTAAGTATCAATTTTAGTCTATTTACTTTATGATGGTAAAGAATTTGTTAATGATTTAAGATAGAATACAATTAAAAAATTAATGTCGGTAAAATATGGCAAAAAAACCTCGTATTGCGAGTACGAGGCATGAAAAACACGAAAAAGTCAACGAAACTTAATTACAAAAATAGATGTCTATAATTGTATGTGTTTTCATATACAATTATAGCACACTTTACACGGAAAGGAAAGGTGCTGTAATGAAAAATGATATAATAAAAGACTTTATTGAGTGGTTGAAAAAGGAAAATTTAGAATTAATAAATAATAATGCAACTAGTATAGTTGCGGTTTATATTAGAGTATCTACGGATAAACAAGAAGAATTGTCACCTATGTCACAATTAAAAGAAGTATATAAATATGCAACTAGCCATAACATGCAGATAGATTTAGATTCCATTTTTTTAGAAGAAGAGGGTATTTCTGGAAGGAAAGCCGAAAAAAGAGAGGCATTTAAAGAAATGATTTCTATTGCTAAATCAAATAGCAAAAAATTTAATGCTATTCTTGTATGGAAATATAGTAGATTTGCTAGAAATCAAGAAGAGAGCATTGTATACAAAAGCATGTTAAAAAAGAACAATGTAGATGTAATAAGTATATCTGAGCCATTAATTGACGGACCATTTGGATCACTTATAGAACGTATTATTGAGTGGATGGATGAATATTATTCAATAAATTTATCTGGGGAAGTTATACGTGGTATGACAGAAAAGGCTAGCAAAGGAGAGCCCCAAACAGCACCACCATTCGGATACGATATAAAGGACAACTTATTTATACCAAATTCTATTGAAGCACCTATTGTACAATTTATTTATGAAAAATACGGCTCAGGAGCGATGGAAATGATAAATATAGCCAAATACCTTAACCAGCATCATTTTGTCACAAAAAGGGGCAAAAGATTTGAAAATAGGACTATATGGTATATATTGACTAACCCAGTATACATAGGTAAGCTTAGATGGACACCTAACGGCAAATTAACACGAGAAGAAATTTATGATAATACTAAATCGATTATTGTAAAAGGAAAGCATCAACCTTTAGTTAGTGAAGAAATGTTTAACCAAGTTAGAGAAAGACTTTCGCAACAGAGAAAATTTTCGGTTAAAAGACAAAGAGTTACATCAGCACCACATCATTGGTTAAAAGGATTGATTAGATGTGGATCTTGCGGATGTACATTTGTAAGATCCAATAGTAGACTTAGATGCAATGGTAGTTGTAAAGGTGCATGTGAATGTTCAACAACGTTAAAAATTGAAGATGTGGAGAAACTTGTTTTAGAAAGATTAAAGATAGAATCTAAATCGTGTGTAAAAATTAATATTATGAAAAAAGAGAAAAAAACCAACAGTGAAAAATCCGAAATCAAAATTTTAGAAAAACAATTAGATTTATCTAATGAAAAGAAGAAGAGAATTAAAATCGCCTTTGAATCTGGAATTGATTCAATTGATGAGTATAAAGAAAATAAAATTAGAATTAATAATGAAATTGAAGAATTAAATAAAAAGATAGAATCATTAAAAAATAAAAATTATAATGATTCTACAATAAAAAATAAAATTCAAGAAAATATGAACAATGTTTATAATATTCTAACAAATGCTGATATAGATATGAAAAAGAAATATGATATCTCACATTTCTTAATTAATAAAATTGTTTATGACGAAGAAAACAACAATTTGACATTGTATTATAATGAGCTTGTTGATGCTTTAAAAATATA